AATTTGCAAATTCTACTGTCATTGCTCTAAAAGCAACTGCTGCCGGTTCGCGTATTGCTCTTACTAAGGGTCCAACTGAAACAGGTCATACTCTACAAGGGCAAACAGCCACAGCGATTATGTATTGCGATAATCAGATTATTCGTGGTTCTAGTACTCAGCTGAATGACTCTGCTAATGGTTACGCCAATGGTGAATATATTCGTATTGGAGCAAACACCGTAAGTAACATCCGTAGAGTTGCTAACAATGTAAATACAACTATTCTTATTGCGGACCTACCTTTCAGCAACTTGTTTACAGCTTCTGCCAACTCTCATTACAAAATGACTATTGCTGCAGAGCCAGTGTCTATTGTTATTCAAGGCGCTAGTGGATACGTATCAAACACTAATCTTACTTCTGTTCAAATCGCGATCGGAAATTCGTCTAACGCTGGAGTGTATTTCTCTGTAGGCGAAAAGGTTAATATGACCGACTCAGGTCTTGTAAATCAAGGCGCGAATGGAATTATTGCTTATTCAAACTCTTCGACTGTTATTCTGTCCAGTGTACTAGGCGCATGGCAAGCTAATAGTGGTGGAACTCAGTTCTACGTTAGTGGTGAATCTTCTCTTCAGCTTTCTCCTATTGTAACGGTTCAAAGTAATCCAAATATTACAATAAACAATCCTTCTGGAACTTTCAAGCTTGGTTACCCAGTATATTTCAAAACTCCTCTAAGCGCAGCTAGCGGTAATGCAACTTTAGTTGCTAAAATAACTCTACCAAATGATCAGACCGAATATCAAATCGGACCAACTGTGAGAGTGACTGGAGACGGATCTAATGCGATTGCTATTGCTGTTGTCAATACTGCAGCTAATTCTATCTATAATGTTGTTGGCATCGATATTGTAAATCCAGGAACCGGATACACTCAAGCCAATATCGCGATCTACGCTAATACAAACTACGGTAGTGGCGCTACAGCCAGAGCAATCATCTCTCCCGTATACGGGCATGGGTATGATGCCGTAAGCGAGCTTGGTGGAAGATACGTAGGGATTGATGCTAAGTTTGATTCAATTACAAATGAGAGCTATAAAATCCTTGGCTATGGCACCTATAGAAAAGTAGGTATCCTCCAAAATCCACAGTTCAAAGACATCAAAGTAACTCTTACCGATTTCGATAGAGTAAATCTCAGCCTAACGAATAAAACCACTACTAATTCAAACACCAGTATTACCAACTGGATTGCTGACGAAACTGTATACCAGACCACTTCGAATACAACTCTTGCAATCAACTACAGTTCTTCTAACGGAACATTCAATGTAGGGGATTCGGTTTATGATAATGTGGCTCCTTCTGTAAATGGAACAGTTACATTCGCAAACAGCACAACTGTTGTTCTAACGCTTTCAAATACATTACCAGCTTCTGTTACGGCTGTATTCAATCCGAATACTAATGTTATTGGAGCAGTTTCAAACACATCAAACAATACAATTTCGATAGGATCAAACGCGGCACTTCTAATCGCGAATAATCTTGTAACTTATAAGGTCTCGACAGGTAATACTGTGACAGGTGGTCTTTCTAACAATGGGCAATACTACGTTCAATTCGCCAACGCGACGCATATAGCTCTTAAGGCTTCGGTTGCAAGCAATACAAGAATTACTCTAGTTCCGAGTGCCACATCAGAAACAGGTCATATCTTTACGGCAGGTTATTTGATTGGTACTCGATTGATTTCTAGTACAGCGAATGCTAATATTGATGCTGCTTATCCTATCGTACCACTGACAAATGTTTCGGCTACAGGTGTGGTTGTATATGGTAACTCATCTTTCCTACAGCTGAAAAGCGTAAAGGGTTCGTTTACAGAAAACTCTGCATTCAATTCAATCGTTGGCATATACTCAAACACATCAGCTTTTGTAACAAGCGCGAACACCATACGTTTCGAAGTCACCTCTGATAGTAAAACAGAAATCATTTCAGAAACTACATCTGGTGCTGTTGGTGAAGTTACGTATCTGTATTCAAACACCGAAGTGCTACTGAGCAATGTAGTCGGTCAGTTTGCTACAGGCGACGTGATGTATGATAGCGTTGTGAATGCTTATGCCACTGTTACTAGCATTTACACTTCAAATGGCACCGTCGAATCTTCTTCAAGTTTCGGTGATCGTTTCAACCAGACTGCAAGAATTACTCTGACTGCTAACACCGGAGCGTTTGCTAATAACGAATACGTTCAACAAGATGTATCGTTGGCGCGTGGTAGAATTGTTTCGATGAACGACGAAATAGATTTGAAAGTTTCATCGATGAGCGGAACATTTTCTCCTGGTCAAACTGTAACTGATACGACAACCAACGCCAATGGTATTTGTACTTTTGCAAACACGACTTACATAAAACTTACATCAGCAAGTAAGACTTTATCTTTTGGTTTGACTTACACTATAAATAATGGATTGGGATCCACGGCGACTGTTGCTGGAGTTTATCCGGTTCTGGTATTGAGCGATGTTTCGGATGTAAATAACTTTCAGGCTGGTTCGAATGCCATCATTGGTCAGACATCAGGCGCTTCGGGTACTTGCAATAACTACTTACTGATTACAAACCCAGATTTAGTTAGAGATTCGGGAAAAATGATTTACACAGAAAGTTTCACACCAGTTACTCGTTCAGCAGCTTCTGTAGAAGAAGTCAAGCTGGTAATAAAGTTCTAAGAGGACATAATGGCACTAGATACAAACCTTTCCAAAAAGCCTTACTTCGATGACTACGATGTAACGAAGAATTTCTATCGCGTACTTTATCGTCCAGCAGCTGCTGTCCAGGCGCGCGAGCTCAATCAGATGCAGACTATTCTACAGGATCAGATTGACAAGTTTGGTCGTCATATCTTCAAAGAAGGTTCTGTTGTTGAAGGCTGTGCATTTACATTCGACAATTCTTACAACTACGTAAAGATCAAAGACAACTACGCCAACAACTCGGCTATCTCAAACATCAACGATTTGGTTGGTAAAATTGCAGTTAACTCAGCGAACCTGCAGGCTCGCGTTGTCAATTCAGTTAGTGGGTATGAATCAAATAATATAAATCTGAATACTCTTTACGTCAAATACCTAAACTCTGCTAACTACGCAAATGGCGATCAGCAGTTTGCATTTGCTAATGCCGAAACTGTTCAGATCTTAACTGATACCGGTGTAGGCATTGGCAATGTTGTAGTTGCGACAGCTTCTGATTCTTCAGGCAAAGGTTACGCATTCACTACTACAGAAGGCGTGATCTTCAAGAAAGGTTTCTTTATCAGAGTGCAACCACAGACTCTGATCGTTTCCAAATACAATAATCAGCCTGATGGATTGTCGGTCGGTTTTGATGCTGTTGAAGAAATTGTCACACCTGAGATCGATATTTCTCTACTAGACAATGCAGCTGGTTCTCCGAACTACGATGCTCCTGGCGCGCACCGTCTGAAACTAGTGCCAACTCTTGTCACTAGAGAATCTGCTGATATTGCTAATACGACTACGTTTTTCTCTCTCTGCGATTTCAAGAATGGTCTTCCCATTTCAATCAAAAACGATGCACAGTATGCTGCTATCGGTAAAGAGATGGCTAGAAGAACGTATGAAACTAATGGTAGCTATGTCGTAAATCCTTTCTTGCTCAGTACAGAAGTTCTGAGAACAAGCAATAATGCATCGAACACAACTCACTTCAACATTGTTTCTTCTCCGGGCATCGGTTATGTTCAAGGTTATCGCGCCGAGTTTATCAACAACAATACAATACCGGTAAGAAAAGGTCTTGATTTCGTATCAGTAGACAATCAGATCGTCTCTACGAACTTCGGTTACTATTTCGAAGTCAACGAATTTTGTGGCGACTTCAACAACGAACAGCTGGTTCAGGTAGAGCTTCATAACGTTGCTAAGACCGCAATCACAAATAAAGATTTCCTTGGCGTGTCTTATTCGACATCGACCAAGATTGGTACTGCATATGTTCGTGGTGTTTGTCAGCATCTTAGAAATTGTTTTAAAAGTTATAATATTCTTCGTGCTTTTCAGTGTTCAGTCAAAAAATAGGTCGGCTGCAGCCATAGATCCCAAGTCTAATTTTGGATCAACCAAATAGTTTCAATCCTCATAATAAATAGATAAAAATCAAGTTTTTAATTAAAGAAGAAATATTCCCGAATAGCAGCTATAAGAACTTCAATGATTTACAGATTAATTTTAATTAATAAAACTCTTTATTCAAGGATTTACCTCATTTTTATTCAAATTAAATCAAACTTTCATTTTATTGGGGTTTTGGGGTTTTGGGG